TATGTTGTTTCTGACAGCGCAGATACAATTACAAAATTTTTAAATAATATGGTGGATCTTAACAGTGACTTTTCTAATGTGAAAACTCCTCGTTTTGTTACTAGTCCTATTAGTGAAAAAAGAAGAGGAGGACCTATCTCTATTCCAAAAATAGACATGTTGTAAAAGACTAATTAGGTGGTATAAATAAAAAATGGTAGATAATATTGATAAGTCTCTAGACCTAGGTGGTAAGCCTGAACTTGAAATTTTAAAAAAAGAAACTGAAGTAGAAATTGACGGACAACGAGTCCCTACTCCTGAAGGATTAGAAATTGAAATAGATGAAGAGGGAGGAGCAACCCTTGATTTTGATCCTATGTCTGATTTACCTGATGAAGTAGAATTTTATTCCAACTTAGCTGAAGTGATGGACGATCAAGAGCTAGGTGTATTATCTGATGAATTACTTTCTGAATTAGAAAATGATCGATCTTCTCGAAAAGATTGGGAAGAGAGTTACATTAAAGGATTAGATTTACTTGGGCTAAAGTATGAGCAAAGAACTAGGCCTTTTGCAGGAGCTAGTGGTGTTACTCATCCTTTGTTAGCTGAAAGTGCTACACAGTTTCAAGCTTCAGCATTTAAAGAACTTTTACCTGCTAACGGTCCTGTTAGAACAGCGATTATGGGAGAAGAGACTCCTGAAAAATATTCTCAGTCACAACGTGTTCAAGAGTTTATGAACTATCAGTTGATGAACAAAATGGAAGACTACACTACTGATTTTGATCAAATGTTGTTTTACTTACCTCTCGCAGGTTCTACATTTAAAAAAGTTTATTTTGATGAGTTAATGGATAGAGCAGTATCTAAGTTTATTCCAGCAGAAGATTTAGTAGTCAACTACATGACAAGTGATTTAAATTCTTGTGAAAGAATTACTCAGATCATTAACATGAGTTATAATGATTTTAGAAAAAAACAAGTTTCAGGATTTTACAAAGACGTAGAGATTATTCCTTCAGAAACAGATCCTTCTGAAGTTCAAAAGAAATATGACGAGATGGAAGGTATCAAACCTTCTTACATTGATAAGACAGTCAGACTGTATGAGTTTCATGTATCTCTAGACTTAGATGGCTTTGAAGATAAGGGAACTGATGGTGAACCCACAGGAATTAAAATACCTTACATTGTCACTATTGAAGACGGTTCAGGTATGGTTGTAGGTATTAGAAGAAACTACGCAAAAGATGATGAGAAAAAATTAAAGAAAAGATATTTTGTTCATTACAAGTTTTTACCAGGTATAGGTTTCTATGGCTTAGGTTTAATTCATTTGATTGGTTCTCTATCAAGAGCAGCAACACAGATGTTAAGACAATTAATAGACGCAGGTACATTAGCAAATTTACCAGCAGGATTTAAGTCAAGAGGACTTAAAATAAGAGATGACGCAGATCCAATACAACCAGGAGAATTTAGAGACATTGATGCGCCTAACGGTGATTTAAGAAATGCTCTCTTACCACTACCCTACAAAGAACCCTCTCAAACTTTATTTAGCCTCCTAGGCTTTGTTGTACAATCAGGACAAAGATTTGCTGCTATTACTGACTTACAAGTCGGTGATGCAAATCAAAATGCTCCTGTGGGAACAACAATGGCATTATTAGAGAGGGGATCAAAGGTCATGTCAGGCATTCATAAAAGATGTCACTATTCTCAGAAAAAAGAATTTAAATTATTGTTTGATGTTTTTGCTGATTATTTACCTGAGACCTATCCTTATTCTGTAGAGGGAGCTGATAGAACTGTTAAATCTGAAGACTTTAGTGATCGTGTTGATGTTCTTCCTGTTTCCGATCCTAATATATTCTCTACAACTCAAAGAGTTACATTGGCTCAAACTGAACTACAATTAGCTCAAAGTGCTCCTGATATTCATAATATTAAAGAAGCTTATCGAAGAATGTATGAAGCTCTAGGAGTTAAAGACATTGATCAAATTTTAAGAAAAGATTCTCCTACTGCTCCTAAAGATCCTGCAACTGAGTCTGCTGACTTGTTAGATGGAAATTTATTAAAAGCTTATGAAGGACAGGACCACGATGCGCATATACAGAACCATTTAATATTTGGAACTAATCAAATGGTTTTAGGTAATCCTCCTATGGCAATGAAGCTACAAAAACATGTTTTAGATCATGTCTCTATGAAAGCAAAAGAACAAGTAATGCTATTAGTTCAACAGGGTCAAGTTTCTGAAAATCAAATGGAAGCTGCTGTAGCAAAATTACAGGCACAGTTCATGGCAGAAATAAAACAGTTGTCAGGACAACTTAGTGGTCAAGGTAAACCTGATCCTGTGATACAACTCAAACAACAAGAGTTACAACAAGATGCACAAAAAGATCAAGTAGACGCTCAGGTAGACGCTGCTAAACTACAATTAGATGCTGAAAGATTGAAACAAAGAACAGCTATTGATCAAGCTAGGATACAAAAAGATTATGATATTGCAGATAAACGTGCAGAAGTTCAGTATGATAAAATGACTACACAAACTCTAAACCAAGAGAGAAGAGATGCCACTAACAAAAAAAGGCAGTAAGATAAAAAAATCCATGGAGAAACAATATGGAAAGAAAAAAGGTGAACAGGTTTTTTATTCTTCTATTAACAAAAAAACTATCAAAGGCGCTGAAAAGAAATCTAGGAAAAAAAAGTAATAAGTATTATACTCCCATGATGGACAAACCTACTGAAAAAAGAGTTCAAAAAATTATTAACGAAACTAGACATTTTGTTCAAGGTCAGGCTGACCAAGGAGTGAATTTAGTTGAATTAGCTCAAGTTATGTTGGCTATGAGTCGTGAAACAATTGTTGATGCATATGGAGAAGCTGTAGCAGATAGCTATATTGCTAATCAAATTTCTATGTTGCAAAGTGAAGAAAATAATCTAACATTACACTAATGACCAAGCGATTAACAAAAACTGTTCCTCCTAAAAAAGGACCGAAGTCTCAGGGTATGGATATTCCATATGGTAAAATTGTAAAAGTTGGACCTGTTCCTGAGGACAAGAAACATAAACGTGGGTACGGAATAGCCTCAAAAGGACTCAAATTCGAAGGAGTATTTTAATGGATATAATCAAAAAACTTTGGAACGATCATCCCAAAAAAAAATGGCTCGTTGTTGGCATAGCTGTCGGCTGGGTAGCTGCTCAATTTATCTAATAAATGTTATCTAAATTATTAGGCGGATCTCTAGTGGACACTGTCGGAAAAGTAATCGATAGCGTCCACACTTCCGAAGAAGAAAAACTTAACGCAAGAAACAAACTCAAAGAACTAGAAAACGAAATAAATTCTAAACAGATGGACATCAATTTAGCTGATGCTAAGTCCACTGCTGTTGGTTTTGGTGGTATGATGCAAAGAAGTTGGAGGCCTCTCATCGGGATGAGTTGTGCCCTAGCAATATTGTGGGAGTACGTATTAAAACAGTTTATTATGTTTATACTTGCAGCATTTAGTGTAGAACACGATCCTTTGCCTGCCCTTGACATGGCCGTTTTGATGCCACTTGTGCTTTCATTATTAGGAATGGCGGGAATTCGCAGCTTCGATAAGCTTAAAAAAACTAATTCAGATAAATAATAACAAAAAAGAAAGGCAAAAAATAATGACAATACTAGAAAACGAACTACCAGATAATCTGTTAGGTAGCACATCAACTATAAAATTCACTTTAGATGACACAGGATATGTAAAAATTGAAAAAGACTTCACTACAGGTGGATGGGATGTAGACGTTACAGGAACAATTACTGATCCAGATGGAACAACTTGGCAAATGGAAGTAAAAACTTCTGCGGGTTCTGATCATAACAAATCAGGAGTAGCGACAGGACAATCAGAAAAGTTTACGCTAAAAACTAACTTTGATAAAACAACTGTAACTTTAAAACTTTGGGCTGAAAATGGTGATGCTTCTGCAGGAGCTGTGGGGCATATAAGTTTAAAATATTAATATTGGATGAACGATCGTTTCGATTACCAAGTAAAAAAACTTATTCAACAAAGAGTAGAAGAACAAAAAGAAAACTTGTTGAGTAGATCTCTAAGTTCTTACGAACAGTATCAATATGAACTTGGAAAACTACATGCTTTAGAGCATTTATTAATAGATTACCAAGAACTAAACAAAAAGGTGATAGAAGAATGAGTAAACTAATAGTGCCTAGTTACTTAAAAGGTAACGAAAAAAAGGCAAAAGAAGAAAAGAAAGAAGAAGACAAAGGACCTGCTATGGAAAGAGTTCCTCAAGCAACAGGTTGGAGAATAGTGGTTCTACCTTATAAGGGGGTAGAAAAAACAAAAGGTGGTTTGTTACTTACTGACAAGGCCATCGAAGAACAACAACTCACTACCAATGTGGGTTTAATTTTAAGTATGGGTTCTGATGCTTATGCTGATAAGAATAAATTTCCCAATGGGCCTTGGTGTGAAAAAGGTGATTGGGTAGTATTTGCTAAATATGCTGGCTCTAGAGTCAAAATTGAAGGTGGAGAAATACGTATTCTTAATGATGATGAAATATTAGCAAAGTTGAAAGATCCAAAAGACGTATTAACTATCTATTAAGGAGATAAAAATGGCTGAAGAAAAAATGGTAGACCTTGACACCACAGGAGAGGGTCAAGAGGTTGAACTTCAAGAAGAAGATAAATCTACCGAAGATAAGCCTGTTTCTAATGATGTAGAAGATAAAAAAGAAGAAACAGAAAAGGTAGAAGAATCTTCAGAAGAAGAGTCTAAAGACGATGGTTTAGACAAATACTCCAAAAATGTTCAAAGAAGAATCAAAAAACTTTTGGATAAAGTGGAAAGAGCTGAACAAAGAGAAAACGAAGCTTTAAAGTTTGCTGAAGTTGCTAAAAAGAAGGCAGATGAAGCTGAAACTAAAATTCAATCTTTGGATGAAAATTATATTTCAGAATATGAAACAAGAGTTAAATCTCAAATTGAACAAGCAAAAAAAGCTTTAACCGATGCAAGATTTAATAATGATGTGAATGCTGAGGTAGAGGCTCAAAGATCTTTGACAAGACTTGCTATTGAAGAAGAAAGAGCAATTGTTTCAAAAGAACAAAGAGAAAAGCTATTAAAACAAAAAGAAGGTTTAATGGCTGAAAAACAAACTCAAGCTCAACAAGCTCCTAGACAGCCTGATCCTAGAGCTGAAAAATGGGCTGAAGAAAATGAGTGGTTTGGAAAAGATGAAGCAATGACCTTTACTGCTTTAGCTCATCATAAAAATCTTTTGAAAGAAGGTTATGATCCTAAAAGTGATGAATATTATGAAGAAATTAACTCTTATGTTAAAAAACAGTTTCCTCATAAATTTGAAGAAGCAGTTGCAGAAGTTAAAGAAAGAGCTCCTCAAACAGTTGCTGGAGCATCTAGAACTTCTAAGGCAAAAGGTTCTACAAAAGTAAAGCTAACTCCTAGTCAAGTTGCTATAGCAAAAAAACTAGGCCTGACACTTGAACAATACGCAAAATATGTATAGATTGGAAATATTATGGTAAATAAAACGTCAAGATCTAATGAGACTAGGGAAAAAACAGCTCGTAAAAAAGGTTGGACTAGACCTTCATCATTAGACGCACCCCCAGCACCTGAAGGTTTTAAACACAGATGGATTAGGGAATCAGTCAGAGGATTTGATGATACAAAGAATATCATGGGAAAATTACGAGAAGGTTGGGAATTAGTCCGAGCTGACGAGTATCCTGATTGGCAACTTCCTTCCATTGATGATGGAAAACACGCTGGTGTTATAGGGGTAGGTGGGTTACTGTTAGCTCGTATGCCAGTAGAAACTGTTGAAGAGAGAAACTCTTATTACAAAAACTTAACCGAGAGCCAAAAAGAGGCTGTCGACAGTGATCTACTGAGAATAGAGGATCCTCGGATGCCGATCAGTAAGCCCCAAAGACAAACCAAAGTAACTTTTGGTTCAGGAAACAAGTCGTAATCGGCACGGTTTGTTTAACGAACACTATTAATAACGCATATTACAAAGGAGTAATATTATGGCAAATCAACAAGGCAACTTTGGATTTCGTCCAGTGCTAATGCTAGGTTCTGCTTATCAGGGCCAAGGTCAACAACAAATGACCATAGCGAGTAACGAAACGAATTCCATTTTTATGGGAGATCCCGTTGTATTAAATGCAAACGGTTCTATTTCTCGTGGATCAAGTAAAGGTGCTGAATTGGTTGGTGTTTTTAATGGTTGTTTCTATACAGACCCAACTTCACAAAAACCAACTTTTTCAAATCATTATCCAGGTGGCATTGTAGCGAGTGATATCGTTGCATCAGTTATCTCAGATCCAGACGTAGTGTTTGAAGTCAAAGTAGATGACGCAAACGCTGGACGAGCACAAGTCGGTTCAACAGCTAACATCGCAACTTACGCTGCAGGATCTACCAAATCAGGTATTTCAGGCGTATCAATAGATGGTGGCAGTTTTGCAACCAGTAATGGCTCTAACTTTGCTGTTTATGATCTTTCAACAGATCCTGATAACAGTGACTATACTGTAGCTAACGCTAACATTCTTGTTAGAATTAACTTACATCAGTATAGAGATAGCACAGGAGTATAGACTATGGCTATATCAAGAAGTCAACTCGTTAAAGAGTTAGAACCAGGTCTAAACGCACTGTTTGGCTTGGAGTACGCAAGATATGAAAACGAACACACAGAAATCTTTGATAACGAATCTTCAGACAGAGCGTTTGAAGAGGAAGTAATGCTTTCTGGTTTCGGTTCAGCACCTACTAAAGCAGAGGGCGCTGGTATATCTTACGATACAGCAGTTGAAGCTTATACTTCACGTTACACACACGAAACAATTGCATTTGGTTTTGCAATAACAGAAGAAGCTATCGAAGATAATCTTTATGATCAGCTTTCCTCTCGTTATACGAAAGCTCTTGCAAGATCAATGGCAAACACAAAGCAAGTAAAAGGCGCTGATGTTTTAAACAACGCTTTTGCAGGTGCAGGTGCTGCAGGAACTAATCCTGGTGGTGACGGTGTATCTTTAATCAATACACAACACCCATTAGCACAAGGTGGTCTTTTATCAAACAGATTAGCAACAGATGCTGATCTTAATGAAACATCACTTGAGCAATCTTTAATTGACATTGCTGCATTCGTGGACGAGCGTGGTCTTAAAATCGCAACACAAGGTAGAAAACTTATAATTCCAAAAGAATTACAGTTTACTGCTGATAGATTAATGGCCTCTGCTAACAGAACAAGCACTGCTGATAATGATATCAATGCAATCAGAAACATGGGTATGATCCCTGAAGGTTATGTAGTGAACCACTTCTTAACCGATATCAATGCATTCTACATTAAAACTGATGCACCAAACGGTCTAAAACATTTCACAAGAACTGCACTATCCACAAACATGGAAGGTGATTTCGATACAGGAAATGTAAGATACAAAGCTAGAGAGAGATACTCATTTGGTTTCTCAGATCCTAGAGGTATTTTCGGAACTTCAGGCGCATAGTTTAATCGTCAATAATTAATATTAAAGGGGCGTATGTCTTTGACTGCGCCCTTTTTTTATGCCATATTGAAATCCTAGCAAAATAGATTACACAAACTGAGCTAGACAGACTTATATAGAGATTGTGTGATCATGGTCTATATAACCAAGGAGGTTTAATATGGCAAACACTACATTTGACGGACCAGTCAGATCCAGAAATGGTTTTCAATCAATTGGTCCAGGAGCAGTGCCTGCTCTAACAATAGCGACAGATCTTACTGTTGCTGATCATGCAGGTAGACTATTAACTATGGATCCACAGTTTACACCAACTGCGATCACAATACCTGCAATCGTAACAGGAGCAGATGCATCAACAGCAGGACCTGGTAGCGATCCAAACAATCCAAGCACAATCGGAACTACTTTTGAAATTCTTTTCATAGATGATTTCACAGGTACAATTAAAACTGCAAGTACGGCTGATAAGTTTGTTGGAATGGTGACACTTGGAATTGATGCTTCAGTATCAGGTAAACAATTTGTACCAGCTACAGCAAACAACGAAATGAATCTTAATGGTGAAGCAGGTGCAGCTGTAGCAACTACTGGTGGATTAAAAGGAACATATGTTAAATTCACAGCAATAGCAGCTAATCTTTACTATGTTGAAGGTTTACTTAACTCAACAGGATCTATCGCTACACCGTTTGATACCCAGTAAGGAGTAAATCATGATTAACTATAGATCGGCTAAAGTAACTGCTACAGGAAACGTAGGAACAGGTCCCGCAAGACTGATAGCTATTCACGCTGTCTGTGGTGGAACTGCTGGTAGTATCGTTTTGAAAGACGGTAGTGGAGGATCAACTTTGTTAGACTTAGATACTCCTGCTTCTGCTACAGCGGTGATTGAAACTTACATAGGTGATACAGGTATGAGATTTCAAGATAGGATACATGCTACATTAACTAATGTAACTTCACTGACTTGCATCTTTGGATAATGGCAGACAAACAGCCACCAAAAACTAAAAAATATTTTCGCTCCACAAAAAGTGGGGCGGGAATGACTAAAGCAGGTGTTAAAAAATACCGAGCAGACAACCCTGGTTCTAAATTAAAAACAGCAGTTACAGGTAAAGTTAAACCTGGTAGTAAAGACGCTAAAAGAAGAAAATCTTTCTGCGCTAGAAGTGCAGGACAAATGAAAAAGTTTCCAAAAGCAGCTAAAGATCCTAACTCAAGGTTAAGACAGGCAAGAAAGAGATGGAGATGTTAGTGAAGCAACTTGCAATTATACTATTGTTATTCACAACTGTAGCTATCGTTACAGATTCTTCAGCAAATACAAACACCGTGTCGTCAACTGTTTTAAACAATGCGCCTGCTACAGCGAATGCACCGACCGTCCTCAACTCAAATTCTGATATTTGCAAAATCGGAATTGGTGGAAGTGTGCAAAATAATATTTTAGGCGTAGCTACAGGTTACGTTATCACGGACGAATTTTGTGAGCGTGTTCGCACAAGTCGTGCATTATATTCCTACGGCATGAAGGTGGCTGCAGTGAGTTTGCTTTGTCAAGATCCAAGAGTTCATGATTCAATGCAAAACGCAGGAACTCCATGCCCGGTCAATGGCTTAATTGGAGCCGAAGCAGCAACCTATTGGGAAGAAAATCCAGAAAAAATTCCAAAGGGTTCTCAATACAGAGAAGACTATATACAAGTAAGACAACAAGAAACAAAGGAGTTTAGTGATGCTAGTTCTATTGCACTTTATAAGGCTTTGTTCCTTATTACTACTGGTCTCCTCTTATTCTAAAGCAGACTGCTTACCTAATACTGAAGGACTCTGTACTCCTGGTGTAACCATCACGGAAGATACACAAATTGACATTACTGAAGAAGATCTTGGTACAGAAATTGTTACAACTACTGTAACCACAGAGACTACAACAACCACTACTGTAACTAATGAAAACTCAGATAATATACTTGATGGCACAAACGGATATGTGAGCACAAGTAATGAAGGAGACATGGATATTGATTGGGGTGGCCAAGGTCCTGCTAGTATGCCAACAGGTAATGCTTGTTATGGATTAGGTTCTGATAAATGTGCACAAATCACAGGTAGTGGTAATAGCACTTCGACAATGGGTGTTGATGGCATGGGCACGACATTTATACAGACTGTTGATTTCTCTGAGTTGAATATTAGTAATGGTGGTGAAGTTAAATACTCTATAGAGGTAGACAAACAGGATGATCAAGATCGAATATACATGCACATTACAGGACTTAATGGAACTAGTCAGGTCTTTTCAGGTACTGACATCTTGTCTGAAACTGGAGTATCAACAGGATATCAATCATATAATGGGTCTTTCGATTTCAGTGGTGTATTAAATAAAGTTACTATTGAGATAGGTGGTAGAGATATTAATCTAGCTGTGGGTCCTGTCTTTGATGATGTGAGTGTGGACGTATTTTATAATGTAATTAACACAATTATTACTCAACAAATAACTACAGTAGAAGAAATATATTATCTCAATCTTTTAGATACAGAGATTAACTTTGCAGAGGAAGTCTTTGAATTTAATGACATAGCTACCAACGATATTGGTGAGATAGAGTTTATGCCTTTTGAACCTGAGTATGAAGAAGTAACCTATGAGTCTGTTGAAATTGAAATGGCAGAAATAGAATTAGAGTTTGAATATGTAGAAATTTCTTATGATGTCACTTTTGATGCTCCTCCTCCAATGGAGTTATTACCCCCACCTGATATGAATATGGACTTTGAAATACCTGTAAATATAGAAACCGTCACATTAGAGATTGAAATGGAAATGGATTTACCTCCACCAGATATGGTAGCTTCAGTAGAAGAGATAGCACCCCCAATTGAAGTAGAACCTGAGATAGTAGAAACAGAAGTAGAAGAAATTAAACCACAAATTGAAGAAGTTCAGGAGGAGCCTGAGATTATTGAACCTGAGCCTGAGAAAACTGTCGAAGAAGCACCTGAAGAGGTAGAAGAAATCGAAGAGGTAGAAGAAGTAAAAGAACCTGAAGAAGAAGCCCCTGAAGAAATAGAAGAAGCTGAAGAGGAGGTAAAAGAGGAGCCTAAAAAAGAAGAAAAGAAGGAAGAACCAAAGAAGGAGCCTAAGAAAGAATCTTCAGCAAAAGAAAAAGCAGCAAGTAAAATAGTAAAAAAGATTGACGATAAAGCTAGATATGATGATGCAGCTCAAACTAAAACTTTAATTGTTATGCAGATTCTTGGTAATACAAAATCATTCTTCGATACACAGTCTTACATCCAAGATACAAACGTTACAGAATATTTAAACAAGACAATAGATGATCAGTATGGTATGTTGTTTGACATGGCACAAGGACAGATAATGGATGATATGGTGAACTCACAATGGCAGAAGTAGCAATAGGTGGCGTATCTTTTCGTGGTGGTCGCATGATGGCAGTCATCCTAGCATTAAGTAGTGCTGTAGGAGTTTTGTATGGTGGGTTCGAAGCTTTCAAAAAATTTCAAGATATGTCAGAAAAAATTGAGGCCTATACTGCCCCTGATTTAAGTGGGTTTGATAAAAAAATTGCTCTCGTAGAGACACAAACAGATGCACAAGTAGAGCTTGTATCACAACAATTAGATGCTTTAAAAAGTGAATTAGAAATTATACTAGGTGAGATAGACCTAATAAGTCAGGTTAGTCGGGAACTTAAAGATGACCTTAAAACGGATTTACGAAACGTTGAGCAAGACGTACGACACATAACCGAAATTGTGAATGA